GAAAGGATGTTTCTGATGGCTAATCAAGCTTTGACAGTGCCGGCGCTTCCACCCAGGGGCGAGATGATCTCCGCGACCAGCCTCTACATGCAGCAGCTCTCGCTTTACAGGAACACACTGGCCTTCGGGGGCACGCGCAATCCGTCGGATATCTGGGCCTGCATGGCATACAACCTTCCCCAGACGATGGCCTACTTCAGGGAGATCGAAGACAAGGACGAGGACGTCGCCAACGCGCTCGACGATCTCAAACTTAGCGTGCTGAGCCGCAACATCACCGTTGAGCCTGCGAATGATAAGGATTCCGCTGCTGTCGAAACCAAGGAGTTCGTTGAGGCGCAATTGAAGAAGGTCAAGTTCGACGCGGTGCTGGATTGCGTGCTGGACGCGCTCGGCTACGGCTTCAGCGTGCAGGAGATGATCTTCGATACTTCCGCCGGGCAGGCGTCGCTTGAAAAGATCGAAGATGCGCCGCAGGAACTTTTTCTCTTTGGCGACCGCTTCTATCCCCAGGTGGGATCGCTGCAGTTGCTCGACAGTCCCTGGATGTCCTCGGGAACGCCGGTGCCGGAGGAAAAGTTCTTGATCTTCAGCTATAGAAAGCGGTCGCGCAACCGCATGGGCAGGCCGCTATTGAAGGCCGTCTTCTGGCCGAGCTGGTTCAAGCGCAATATCGAACGGCTATGGCTGCAGTTTGCCGAGAAAGGCCCTGGCACGGCGATGGTCGACTACAACGATGCCGATAGCGCGTCGGAGCGGCAGAAGGCTGTCGACATTGCGCAATCGATCGTGGATAACGTTGCGGTGGCCGTGCCTAAGGGTTTCAACGTGCACGAAGAGCTGCTCAAGGTGGCTCGCGCGCAGGATCCCAAGGTCTACGAGAACTTCTTCCGCACCATGCAATATTCCATCATTCGCAGGGTGCTCGGGGAAACGCTTACCAGCTTTGGCAACGAGGGTGGAACCGGGTCCAACGCTCAGGGGGAAACGCATTCGGAGACCAAAAACCAGCGCTCGATCTTCGTGGCCAACGCGTTGATGTCGGTGGTGAACGACCAACTTGTGCGGCCGCTGGTCCTCTGGAACTACGGGCCGAACGCCTTAATGCCGGCATGGACCATCGAGGTCAAGGAGGGCGAGGATCTTGAATCGCGGCTCACCATCGACTCGGGCCTGCAGCGCATGGGCAAGAAATACTCGGCGGGCTACGTCTCCGAGCGTTACGGCGTGCCATTGGTCACCGGCGAAAATGGCGAGGACCCCGACGACATTCTGGTGCCGAACATCAATGCGCCGCAAGTTGCTCTCCGCGACAACGTAAGCTCGACCTTTGCCGAGCGCGAAGGGCAGGCCGCGGCGCTGCATGAGATGGCGCAGTACGACAAGCTCTTCGCGCAACTGCAGGACGAGGCCAAGGGCATCTTCGCATCGCGCGTGCGGCAGATTGTAGATTCCGCCGTGCCGCCAGCAAACAGGGAATAGGGAACAGGGATCAGGGACTGGGACGGGGAACGATGCGAGAGTTTCTTCGAGCAAAATCGGAAGGCGCGCGGATCATATGCGGCCCGTGCAATAAGGTCTGCGCCGACGAGGTCCCACCCGATTACCGGGCGCCTAGCGAATGCACTTGCGCGGTCGTGACGGGCAGACAAACGGCCAGTCCCCGTCCCCTAGTCCCTAGTCCCTTTACGCTGGAGGCGTAATCATGGCCTTCGGTCCCAGCTCCGAGGCGCACGTCGCACAGATCCGCCTCGGCGATCTGCTGGCCCATCACCTGGCCGCGGCAAACCTGCTCGGCCGCCTGCACATCGCTAAGGTCGCGATCAAGAAGACCAAGCGGCCTGTGCAGCTCGCCACGGCGCTGAACCACACACGCAACTTTGCCGAAGACGGTTCCGATGCAGACGGGTCGCAGTCCAACCCGGACGGATCTTTGTCGATAAGTTTTGGCTTCGACGTGCCCAACACGGGCGCCATCGACTACCTGCGCAACCTGACGCCGGTGACGCGCCACGTCTTCGACGGGCTCGTCAATGAATATCGCAATGACGCTTTCACCGTTGCCGGCGTGAGCGATCAGAACCTGATCGCGAAGATCCGCGACGCGCTGAGCGGGATCCTTGCCAAGGGAGGCACCGCGGCCGACTTCCGCAAAGCCGTTGACGAGCTGACCACCGAGGCCGGCGTTGAGAAGCTGGCGGCCTTCGAGCTCGACACCATCTTTCAGACCAATCTGGGCAAAGCCTACTCGGCGGGCAGGCTTGAGCAATTGCGCGAGCCGGGCCTGATGGATGCGTTGCCGTACTGGCAATATTGGACGGCCGGAGATCTGAGAGTGCGGCCGGCGCACGCTGCGCTCGATGGCTTCTGCGCCCGCGCCATCGATCCGGTGTGGCTGCGCATCTATCCGCCCAACGGCTTCAACTGCCGCTGCTCGGTGATTCCCGTTATGCCCGAAGATGCGCCCAACGGCAGCGACGAAGGCGGCATCGAACGGCTTCCGCTGATGGCCGCATTCGCGCGGCCGCCAGGCTGGAACGGTCTCCGTCTCTAGGAAACTATCGACGCTTTCCGCGCTATCCACGCTATCGCTCGCGATCGCGCGCCGACCCGCTAAGTTGGCTGCATGGCCAAGGAGCTCACGAAGACGGTAGACGGCTCTCCGCTGACCGCGGATAAGTTTGCCGCCGTGGGTGACCCTGCGAATATCGGCACCTGGCATCTACCTCTTGACACACATCAGCATGTGAATTCCGCGCTGGACATGTACGCGCATACCGATCTGCCCTCGAGCCTTAAGGCTCCGGCCGCGCGCAAGATCGTTGCGCGAGCCAAGGAAGAGGGCCTGGATACCACGGACTTCGTAAAGAATCACCTGAGCCAAACCCACGGCGAAGCGCCGCGGCCGTGGATTGAGATCTTCCGCGCCGGAGATTACAGCAAAGCCGGCAAGGGCGTGATCACGCCCGAAGACCTGCAGCGCGTGGTCAAAGCCTACGATCCCACGTATCACGAAGCGCCGGTCACCATCGGTCATCCCATCGATAACAAGCCGGCCTTCGGCTGGATCGACGGTTTGATGGCCGACGGCAATACGCTGCTGGCCAGGGAGAAGCAGGTCGACCCCAGCTTCAACGAGGCGCGCAAGGCGGGCCGCTATAAGAAGCGCAGCGCCGCTTTCTACACCGACGAGAACGGCAACATCACCGGACTGCGGCATGTGGCCTACCTGGGCGCGATGCCCCCGGGAGTCAAGGGCCTGCAGGACGTTGCATTCAACGATCACGGATCGAAGTTCATCGCGGTGGACTTCGGGGAGGATGAACCAGTGGCAGCAGAGACGAAAACCATAGCCGAGCAGATCAAGGCCTTCTTTGTCGAAACGTTCGGCCAGAGCGGTGAGTCCAAGACCTTCAGCGAAGCGGACCTAACGCGCGTCGCCACCGAAGCCGCGACGGCCGCGGCTGCTCCTCTCACCGCCAAGATCGCGGCGCTCGAAACCGATCTGACCGCGCAGAAGACCCAATTCGCCGAGCGCGAACGGGCTTTGGCCGGCGGTGCAACCAAGCTCAAGGCGGACCAGGCAGTCACAAAGCTCAAGAGCGGGGGCCGCTGGGTCCCCGCATTCGACAAAGCCGGCGTCCCGTTGCTCTTCGACGAGCTGGCCAAGCTCAGCGTCACCGTCGAGTTCGGCGAGGGCGCAGAGAAGAAGCCCACGGCTCCGTTCGACCTGCTGCTGAACTTCCTTGAAGGCCTGCCCAAGATCGTTCCCGGCGGCCGACTGGTGGAAGCGACGCACGCGGCCCGCACCGGCAAGTCGACGGGCGATCCTCTCACCGACGCAGCCAAGGCGCGGCAGAAGGAAAAGAACATCAGCTTCGGCGAGGCGCTTGCGCAGATCGCCGAGGAGCAGCCCGAATTAACCGTGGCGGGATCCAGCGTCGCGGGCGCGGTCTAAACTTCCGAGCGGCCGCTGCTTTGAGGCGGCCGGCGAAGCCGGGCTCGCGATTGTCCGGCAGCTTTTGAACACAGAGCCTGGGAGGGCGCATGGCGAACATTTACGTTGAAGCAAAAGGTCCCCAGGGCATAAAGGCGAAGGAATCGCTTCTGCCCGCGGCCGTCTCCGGTTACTCGCGCGGCCTGGCGGTTGTCTACGGCGCCGACGCTTACCATGCGGCGCTCGCTTCGGCGCTCGGGCAGGCGTGCGTCGGCATTCTCGAAGAGGACGCAATCAATCTCACCAATCCCTGCGCGGTGATTGAGTTCGGCCAGGCTGTGGCGCAGATTGGCGCCAGCGTGGCCGCACAGCAGTTGCTCACCGTCAACGCCGCGGGCCAGCTCATTCCCGCTGCCAGCGGCCAGGCGGTGCTCGCCGTAGCTCTCGAGGCGCAGACGTACGTGGCTCCGTGCTCCTACGCCAACGTCTTCGTGCTAGGCCTTTTTGGCTTTCTTTATCCCGGCTCTCCATCCAATGGCGCCGCGGTTACCTACGAAACCGCTTCGGCCGCGATTCCCGTCGTGACCGGAACTTACGCTCTGAACGGCGCTGCCGCGCTGGCCATGACCGTGGCGCAGCCTACCACACCGGCGCAGGACGGCACCGTGCTCACCATCGTGGCCAATACCGCGCATGCGCATACGGTCAAGTTTGCAGCCAACGCGTTGAATGGCGCGGACGACACCGTCACCTTTGCCGCGGTGGGCGATTTCTTCAAGGTCGAGGCGGTTGGCGGTCACTGGATCTTGATAGGCATCGGCGGCCCGACGCCTGCGGCTCTGAGCGAGGTTTAGACAACCGCCGCGGCCCAGGCCTAATGCCCGCGCCGCGGCACAGCGAATTGAGTTTCATCCCCGCCGCGGCGGGCTAGGAGGAAGAAGCGATGGGCGGTTATGTTGGTCTCGCGCCGGCGGCCTTTCCGAATGTGGCGCTCTCTCAGTACGCGAAGGAATTCGCCGACGACAAAGTGCCTCTGGTTGGCGACATCTTCTGCCCCGAGGTTCCCGTGGAACGGCAATCGTTCCCTTACTTGATCTGGGATCGCTCGAACCTTATCATTCCTGGCTCTACGCTGCGCGCGCCAAGCGCCGAGCCCGCTACAATCCGTCGGTCGTATTCCACGTCCAACTACTTCTGCCGCTCGCATGCCCTCGAAGGCTCGGTCGCCTTCGAAGAAGAAGCCTACGGCATGGGCCTCGGCTTTTCGACGAAGCAGCATCTGACCGCCGACTTGATCGGGCGCATCAGGCGTTCGCGCGAGGCGGAGATCGCGGAGCTGCTTCTCTCCCTCACAAACTTTCCCAACGGCGTCGATCTCTCTTCGGGAAGCAATAACCAATGGGATGTGTATCCCTCGGTGCCCGAGGAAGGAACGGACGGCTCGCACCCGATCGTCCAAGTCGAAGCGGGGAAGGAAATTCTGCGCCAGGCCAGCATCGCGGACGAGCAGATGGTCCTCGCTCTTTCCAGCCCGTGCGTCGCTGCGCTGAAGAACCATCCCGACATCATCAACCGTTTCAAGTACACCAACACGCTTGGCATCATCGACATCGATAAGCTGAGCAGCGTGTTCGGGGTCAAATGCGTGCGCGCCGGGGCGCTCAGGGCATCTCAGAATATGGTCTCCTCCTGGATCTGGGGATCCCACGCTTTCCTGGGCTATGCAAGCCCCGCGCCCACACGCGACGACGTTAGCTGCGCCAAGACCTTTGTCTGGGCCGGTGGCCAGATTCCCGGCTCCAACGGCGGCAGCGTGGACATGCCGGCGGCTCCCGGAACCATTGACGGTTACGGGGTGCTGGAATGGCTCGATCCGGTGCAATCGAAGAAGACCTACTGGCAGTCGGTGGACTGGTACTACTCGACCCAGGTTACAGCTCAGGAGACGGGAGTTCCCTTCCTGAATTGCCTTAAAACCGCTCCGACGATGGCCGCGATTCCCGGATTGGCCGAGGGCTAGAGCTGGGCGTAAACGGCAGAACAAGAGGCGCGCTTCCGACAAGGGCGCGCCTTTTTTGAATCTCGACAGATGGAAAGGACCCCATGGCAGGCAAAGAAAAATCCGCTGAGAGCACCTACATCGTACAAAGCAATTTCTTCCACCTCAGCCGGCTGCTTCTGCGGAATCAGCAGGTACAAATGACTCCGGAAGACGCCGCCCAATACGTTGCAGACAAGCTTCTGAAACCCGCGAAGTAGCCCGGCGCAGCGCTGCGCTGTTGCCGCGTAATTACGTAATGGCACTTTAACGCTCCGGAGTTTGATGGCCTACGCGACCCAATCCGACCTGGTCCCAGTCCGCATGACGGCGAAGGACCTGACCGAACTAACCGATGACGACAACACGGGGACCATCAACACGGCCCTTGTGACTGCCATCCTCGAAGAAGCTTCGGGCCGGGTGGAGAGCTACTGCCGCGGCCGCTACGCCACGCCGTTGCAGGCCTCGGACGACGTCAAATCGCTCACGCTCGATATCGCGGTCTATCTGCTCTTCAGCCGCCGGCGCGAGACCAATGTCGGCGAGACGGTGCAGGCCAGGTTTAACCAGGCCATCGCCTTTTTGAAAGACATTGCCGCGGCCAAGGCCTCGCTCGATCAGCCTGCGACCGGCCAGCCGCAGACCTCGCTGGCCGGGCCCCAGATCAGCAACAAAGATCGCCATCTCCACTTCAGCGATCGCAATATCGAAGGCTTCGTATGACGGCCTCTGTCCAGGTCGACGACTCGCGCGCAACGGTAGCGCTGGGCAAGTTTCGGCTGAACCTCGCCCAAAACGAGGAGCTGATGCGCGACCTGGGTGGCGTCATGCTGCTGTCGATCGCCAAGACCTTTCGCGAAGAGGGTTCGCCGGCCGGCTCGTGGATGCCGCTCGCGCCCTCGACCATCAAGGCCTACGGCGCCAAGGCAGCCGGCCACAAGCTGCTCATGATGTCCGGGCGGCTCTTCCGGTCCATCCGCTTTACCGCTTCGCCGGGGCGCGTCGTCATCGGCCCCAGCGCCGACGTGCCCTATGCCGCGGTTCATCAGTTCGGATCCGCCGATCGCGGTTCGGCCTTTGGCCCGCGCACGCAGAAGATGGACGAAGCGCTGGTCGACGTGAAGGAGCACACCTACACGCGCCTGCAGAAGGCACTCGGCACGGGCAAGCACCAGATGACGGCGAAGTCCGGGCGCAGCTATTTGGTCAACCGCCGCATCGCCGGCCCGCGCAACCAGCTCCGCGTACACATCTCCGGCCACTCGCGCCATCAGAACATCCCGGCGCGGCCATACCTGGTGTTTCGTCCCGAGGATCCCGAACGGCTTCAATCGGTCGCCGAAGCATTTGTCGTCCGGGCTGCGCAATCCGCCGGATTGGAGACGCAGCAATGAGCGGATCGCCCAGCCAATTCCAAATCTCGCAGGTCGAGGCCGCGTTGATTTCGCTGCTCAAGACGGTGATGCCCGCGGCCTATCAGACGGCCATCGGCGCCGCCGCGCTGCCCGTCCTCAACATCGATTCGCTCGGCGAGAAGGACTTCGATGCCGAAGGGCAGCTCGTCCTCAAGCCGCCGTCGATCCGCGTGCGCTTCGACCGCGTCAAGCGCGAGACCCTGCGCGACAATCAGCGGCTCACCTATCAGACCAAGGCCGGCTTCGACGTGCTCTGCTACGAGTCCAGCCTGCGCAGCAAGGCCGACGAGCGCCTGCAGACATTGCAGCTCGTGCAGGTTGTCGAAAACCAGCTCGCCGGCGCCAGGCTCGCGCTTGCCGACGGCACCAGCTCGATGCCATGCGCCCTGGGCTCGACTTACCTGGTCGCGGAATCCTCTGGATCCGTCGATCAGCTCTTTTGCGTTGAAGTGGTAGCCGAGGGGATTCAGCAGTACGACGGCCCGAATGCGAGGTTCGGCTCATGAATCCCTCCGACTTCATCGACGTGCAACTCTCTGCGGCGGGCGCGGCCTTCGCCGGCGACGGGGCGACGCTGCGCATCGGCAACGGCCGCTTTAATTACACCTTTGTTTCAGGCACGCCGGTGCGTGTGCTCACCAGCGAATGGCGTCTGGCTCTCTCGCACCGCCGGCACGACGGCGCTCCCATCCTTGAGCCGGCGCCTGACGTTCCGGCCGCTGCATCCGACGCGGCCGCAAAAGCGCAACCAGAGCAGGCCGCCGCCTCCGCAAGCGGCGCTAAATCGAAAGGCGAGGTGAAGTAGATGCCCGGTCCTTACAATTTCGCATCTCAATGGAAGACAGCTCGAAACCTGGTGCTGAGCCCCAACGCCCAGCTCGCCTGGAACACTGCCCTGGCCGACGACAAGCTCACTCAGCGCCAGCGCTTCGACGGCGCGGCCGTGCTCGAGCGCACCATCACGCGGCGCAGCGACATCCTGTACGCGGGCAAGGGCACGGCATTCGCCACCAACGGCCAGATCGTCGCCTACGACACCAAGTTCAGCGGCTTCAAGGCGGAGCTCTCGCCCTGGCTGGCCGGCTACATGTTCGCGCTGCTCATGGGCACCGACACGGTGACCGGAGTCAGCTCGCCCTACACGCACACCTTCACCTTCGACGAAAGCACGCGCACCGCGGTGCCTACCACCATCTACGTCGAAGACACCAATGACGTGCATAACAAATTCTGCGACATGTGCATCGACGATCTCTCGCTCACCATCGGCGAGATGGGCGCCATCATGGCCGAGTTCGGCATGACGGGCACCGGCTACCAGACCGCCGAGACCATCGCCACCATGCCCGCGCTGCCCACGGAGAGCTACCTGCTCGGCTCCGACGCCGCCTTGTCCTTCGGCCCAGTCGGTTCTCCGGTGAGCTTTATCGGCCGCCATATAAGCACCACGCTCAAGCTGCAGAATCAGCTCTCAGTTCACCGCGGGCCGGGCGGCGGCCTCTACGGCATCTTCGTCCGCAAGGGCGCGCCCAAATTCTCTCTCTCGACGACGTTCGCCGCCAAGGACACCGACGACATCTACACGCTCTTTACCAACGACACGGCCAGCGATTATGCGCTCACCGTAAATTCCGGCGCCGCGAACCAGATGACGGTCACCATTCCGGCCATGCACCTGAAGACCGCCAAGCTCGGCTTCGACGGCGACATGACGGTGTGGCAGGTGGAGAACGACGAGACCACCAACTACC